AGGCTTCCTGCGGGAAGTCAGGATTGTCAGTCGAAAGGTTAAAATCCTGGATTTGGCGCTGGATCACCAAGTGCAGTGTGTATGTCGAATCAAACGGCACATTGTAGACAGTGACAATCCCGTCAGTCAGTTGCGGATCGTAGTAGAGCTGATTCGGCTGCGCAAGGATCGTTTTCAATCCCAGAGTATTGTAGTCGAAGCGAGACACAACTTGGAGTTCCAAGTCATTATCCGTCGGACTCCGGGTGAAGGCTTGCAGGATGCGCAGCGGTCGAGGCTTGGTCGTTGTCGGGCCGACAGTATAGGTTGCTTGCCCAGTGACAAGCGGAACCGTGAGTTCCTGCAAGCACCACAACGGAAGCCCATCCATCACCATCGCCTTGACCAGAATGTTAAGCGCTTCGGCGCAGTTCGTGATGTCAGTCGTTCCGGGAGTTTCGCCTGCTCCAATCACCTCCAAGGTGCGAAGCGAGGCCGCGATAATGGAATCGCGGTTCATCGAGAAAGCGTAAGTGCCGCTGGTTGCCATTATGGAGTTCCGTAGTAGGTTTTTTGGTTAAGTTCCAAGGTCTGGCGATCGATGGTACTGAGCGCCGACGGAAAAACTATGATATCACCAAAAGCGGTTGCAGTCACCGGGGTGTTTAATGACGAGTCTCCCAAGGTGAAGTTGCTGAAATCGGAAGTCCCAGCATTTCCTGTTACGACTGCTCCATTGTAGGAAGCCTCGGACGAAACGCCATTGAGGATTTCGACAATAGTGGCAGCAGCTCCTGTGGTTATTGTCTGGACAGTCAGGATAGAACCAGCATAAGTATACAGTGACTTTGACATTGAAAAAGTCAGCAGCATCGTGTTGCCAACGTTTGCGAAGACGGTTCCGAAGTCCTGCGGAGCGATGAACTGCAACACGCTGCTCCGGGTGAATGGCTGTGCGACCGTAAAGGCAGCGGCTGTCATTGCCTGGAAAAGCGCAGTTGTTTTGAAGGACGCCCGATTGGCAGCCGTTGAGATTCGGACAATCGCACCAGCAACAACAATGGCCGGTTGGTAAGCTGTGTTTGCTTGCGTCAGATTCCGAATATTCCCCGACTGGTCATACACTGTAACAACAAATCCATCCCCTGCGCCAACATGCGCTAGAAGGGCAGCTTCGTCCAAGTCTCCACCAGCGGTAGCGCCGATATCAAGTTCCAGATTATCAGAACTGCGGCGCACCCTGACAAGGGCAGCATTATATGTGTCATTCAGTCTCCGAAGCCCGACGGCAAACGCAACTGGCAGGCCCAATGTCGAGAGGATGTAAGTAGGCCCAACAGGTGCTACCGCCGCCACTTGGCTGTCCTCTTTTTCCACTTCAATAATGACTGAAAAGCTCTTGACCCCAGACCAGCCATGGGAACTCGCCATCAGTCGTCCGGTTTTTCCTACGCCTGCATTGTTCCCCAGGCCGCCGAAGTCCCGATAACTCGGATTCGCCCGACCTGTAAGGCTCTCCACACGCTTCGCAACTGTGGCTTCCCAAAAGAAGTCAAGCGACAGTCCGTCTTCCACGTTGTGCCAGATCTTCACGATCCGCACAGTTGTTGGAACTCCCGCCGAAGGCCAGTTCCGCATCCCCTGCAAGGTCGAAGGAGCGATAACAGCGGTCAAGGCCAGGTTCGAGCTGTCAAGCACACCTTCGAACTTAATAACTGCTCGGCGGGAGCCGTCAAGAATAACTTGCGAGGATGTGGAGTTAGCCATTTTATTTCACTTTCGCTTTGCTTGGTGTTTGCACCCTTGCTTGCAGGAGCTTGGCCATCTGAGCAATCCCAGGGGACGATGGCTTCGTTTTCTCCGGAGACTTGCTTTCCGGTGCCTTGCTTTTTGCCGGCTTCATAGTGTTTTCACCAATTCAAGAATAACGGAAAAGCTCTTGATCCCTGACCAACCTTCGGTCGTGGCAGTGATTTTCCCGGTTGGCACATCAGTTGCATTGGACGGCAGACCGCCGAACTTGTGGTAATCCGGGCTGCCCCGACCAGTGAGTTCCTCGATCCGGACTGGAGTGTTTGCGTCCCAGAAGAGATTGACGCTCAAGCCGTCTTCAATGTTGTGGTGGATTCGGATAACCCGGAACTTCGCAGCTTTCAGGGTTCCGATGAAATCCATACCTTGCATAGTCGCAGGGTCAGCCACAACAGTGGAGGTCAGATCTGCTGTGTCCAGGACACCCTCGAACTTGATCACCGCATTTCTGGTGCCGTCAAGGATGATCTGAGTTGAAATTGCATTTGCCATGGCAGACCCTTTGGTTTAGATTTCGCTCGACACTGTGAGGTAGTCGATGCTCATGGTGCGAGCAGTTGCGACAGCTTCATTGCGGATACCGAAGCTTGGCGACAGTACGACAGTCGGCAATGCCGGGGCGGACAAGGTTGCACGACCGCGCAGACCGCCGGGGATAACTTGCGTGAACGGGCCTGTCGTTGGGTTGAAGAAGGTTTCGACTTCGCCGTTCGTGCCAACATGAAAGGACAATTCCAGCCAAGTCGCATTGGCCATGACGGCAGAGGCAGGAAGCGCCAAGTCAGTCACCACACCAGCGACAACAGTACGCAAAACCCAGGTCGTGCTGGCGGCCGCTTTGAAGAAGAAGATGCCGTTGACTGGGGTGACAAGCGGAACAGTTCCAGTGGCAATCAGGCCAGCATAGCAGTCATTATTCGCGACAGTGGCAAGGCGAATACGGGCCTTGAAAAAGTGATGAGCACCAGCCACAAGTTGGTAAGAGGCTACCGGAACCTGGACGTAAACGGAATCCGAAACAGCCGCAGCTGTGACCAAGTTCAAGACTCCGCCGGCTTCAGCAACAAGGCCGGTCGTGCCGGTGGACAGTGGGGTGATAGTCCAGTCAGCCGCAGTATAGCGGTTAAATTCTTCGTGAAACAGCTGAGAGAAGCTCGGATCAGGTGTACCGGCTTCAGCCATTGCTTGCCAAGGATCGCAATTGGTCACTCCATTGGCAAAGTTCGTGGTTTGTGATTGTAAGCTCATTTTTAGTCCCTAAAAGGTAATCGGGGCAGATTACTCGGTTGTAATCTGCCCCGATAATCGATCAAAAAAGCCGTTAGGCTTAGGCCGCGTTCGATCCGAACAAACCGCGAGGATTCGCCCAGAGGAACAGATACCGCTCATAAGCCGCCACCTTGTAATTCCGGGTATCTGCATCGTTGTCTTCCCAGACTTGCAGGGCTTCGCGCTCTTGCCAGATCATACCATCTTGGCAGTTGGTCGTGATGAACCAAGGGCCGCTTGCGGTCAGGTATGGATTGGAGACCAGGCCGCCGGTCAGCAGACCTTCGGTGTTGATCGGGTTGATGTCGTTGTTGGCAGTCCCAACTTGCTTCGACGTGCCCAGGATGCGCTTGGCGTTGAAGTAGTTGTTAGGATGCACGATCAGCTTGTCGCCCATCAACGGCTCGATGAAGCCGCGATCGTCCTTCGCCTGCATCATCAGGATCATCATGTCTTCGATGGCCGCTTGCGACAGCGCCGAGTCAACGGCGAACTTGTTCTGCCACGTACCGCCAGACATATTTGGATGCGCGACGTTCAACAAACTGACGCCATCGCCGCCGGAATACGCTGCCGTGAAAGCACGATTGAAGACGTTTGTCGCGTTGATGTTCTTCGTTTCGTTGAAGCTGCGACGGAGCTTTTCCGTGCGGCCTTTGGTCAACTTGACGTACAGATTGTCCATCAGTTCTTCGTGCGTGGTGATGATACCCAGGCCATACGCGGCGTTCGTACCGCGAGTGACGAAGCCCTGCGAGGTCGAATCAAACGCGATCGGTTGACCTTCAGGCTTGCGAGGAGCAATGCCCAGGCCAACAGCCTGCACATATTCTTCGTAGTTCTTGGTCGAATTTTCCTTGCGATACATCATTTCGTAGTATTTCGGCGTGCCAGCGGCTGCCGATTCCCACCAGCTCTTCACACCTTCCCAAAGTGCCTTGGGAAATGATGCGGTTGTTTGAATACCTGCCATGTTATTGCTCCAGTTTTAATTGAAAAGGTTAGACGCCGGCAGTGCCGCCGAGGAGTTCGTGCAGGTTGAACTTGACCAGCCAAGCCGCATTGACGCCGAAGGCATTGTCATCGCGCTGGATCAAGCCCATGATCTTCAGGTTCAGCGTGGCAGTCACGGCAACACTGGCCGTGGACAGAACGCTGGCCGAGTTGAACGAAGGCGCAGTCGGGTTGGCAACGGTGAAGATTGCGTTCTTGTTGACAGCGGTTGCGGTCAGGGCAGCCAGGCCATCGTCTTGCAGCTCGAACAGGACAAACGGATCATCGACGACCAGAGCGTAATAAGCCTTGGTTTTGGTGGCCGGTAAGTTCTGGATCGCCAAGTCGAGCAAGCCGGCTTGGAAAGATTGACCGAACGGGGGAGCAGGCAAGAAGCCGACAACCACACCGCGAACTGCATCCGTACCAGCAGCCTTTTGAACGCCCATCGTGCCGTTGGCATCTGACAAAGCGACACTTTTCACTGGATCGCCGACAGAAATCACACTGGCATCCGTCGAAGGGATGTAATACATATTGACTGCGCCGTTCCAGGCAGAGCCGTTGAGATAACGCGAGGGAACGAAGCCCCGGCGCACGTTTGGATTTGCCATTTTTCAGTCCTTGCGCCAGAGCGCGTTGAAGGTTATTGGTTGTGTCGTGAAAGCTTGGTTTCCAGACCCTTTGGCTGGTATCGGCCATCAACTGCACCGACGGAACCAGCGAGAATCGCACTGTCCCAAGCATTGGCTTGTTCTTGTCCTGCGGATTGGCGATCTTGCCATATGTCTTCGCGGCATTTCATCAGATACGCCCGTAAAGGGGAGCCATCTGCCTTTGTGCCCACAAACCGTGATACCTTGCTAGTCACATCGGCATCTTGCACAATGCGACTTTCCATGTGGACTTCCGCTGCTGCCACGAACTCAAAGCCGTCGTAGAGCAGTTCCTCGATTTCATTGTCCTCGTCGTTGGCCCAGTAGAGATGAAAGCCGTCGATCTCGCCATAGACTGCGAGCTTCAGGCGCATACCGCCAAGGGTATTCGGACGGGTGCGAGGAGCAGACTTGCGATCGGCTTCCTTGCGGATAACTTGTGCTGCCAAGGCAGCTGATTTGATTGCGTCATTCATGGTTGAATCCTAATCGTAAAGGTTTGGGGTTGCAAGCGGGAAGTTACTTGGAAAGAATTACCAACGATACTCTGCCAAGAACTTTTCCTTGGTCGTCCAGCCCTGGGCGATGAAATCGTTCATCAACTTGCGGTCTTCAGCAGGCAGGTTCCGTTCGGTCTTGGCGGAGTTGCCACCAGCTGCGGCCGAAGGGCTTTCTGTCAAACCTGGGCGTTGACGGTTCTGGTTGCCGAACTTCGCAGGGAACTCTTCGCGCATCATCGCAGTCACCTTGTCCAGGAAAGGACGGCCACGCAGGATTTCTCCATTGGCCAAGAGCTCTTGACTGATCGTGACGGCATAAGTTTGCAGCTTGATATCCTTGGTAAACCATTCATTTCCATCAGCAACCCATTCCGCGATCTCTGGAGAAGGGCTGGAATCAGGAGCTTCCTCTGCCGGGGCTTTTGCCTTCGCACGCTCTTCTTGAAGGATTTCAATCCGTCCTTCGAGAACGTCAGCAGCGTCATCGTCACCCTCACGGATAGCTTCACGGTGCTCACGCTTCAGTTGCGACACAGCGGCAGTGAGTTCAGCCTGCTTCGAGGCCATGGCTTCGTCGTGGAACTTCTTGAACTGATCCGCCGTTTGCTTGAAGCGTCCGAGTTGGGACTCCAGATTCGCAACCTTGTTCTGCAGTGTCTTGTTGAAGTTGTTTCCGCGTTCGACGAAGGTTGCGGCATCGACCCACTTCGAGGGATCGCCGATGTACTTGTCCTTGGCGACCCAGCCCTTGGAGGAAGCTTCGCGTTGGGTTGCAATCGCCGAAGCAT